CGCAGGCAACGGTTCACCGACTCCTGAAACTGACGCTTCAGGTGGCTGATCCGAAGGCCGCTGGAACTCTCCGCCACCTGCACCTCGGTCGCCGTGGCGGTGCCGCTCACGTTGCCGCGCATGGCGTCGTGGATGCCAGACACCCGGTCCAGACGGTCCTGAGCCATCGCCGCGTACTGGACCTGCTGCGCCGTGATACCGCCCACCTCGATCGTGCGGAGAGCGTCCGGGTCAAGGTTGTCAGCCAGCACCACATACAGATCCTCGCGGTCGCGGATGTCCTGCGCCATCTTGGCGTTGCGTGCGTCCACCGCCAGCAGGCGCTTGTACGCGCTGGCGCTGTACCGCATGTTCCGAAGGTGCATGTTCACGTCGTCGATCTGCGGCATCAGAGCCATGATCGGAGACAGCGGGTACGGATCTTCAGGCACCGTATACACACCGAATACCGTATACGGCCCGGTCCTCGGCCCGTAGTACGGACGCGGCGCACGGGCCATACCCATATTCGCCGGCTTGCCGCTCTCAGCCTGCCCCTTCACCACCGTGTAGATCGTGCCGTTGAACATCGCACGATCCGTCACGGAGTCGATCAACTCCGCCGCCTCGTCGTGCAGTTCAGGCACCCACACCTCGTACACCACCAACTCCTTGCGGTCGGGGATGTTGCGGTCGATGTCTACGTCGTCGCGGACATCGCTGACCCCAGTGTTGGCAGCCACGCGCTCGATCACGTCGATATCCCAAGTCTTGTCAGACTCGGCACTTGCGAGCAGGTCGTCGCGGTCGGTGATCCAGCAGTGGCCCATGTACCGGGCCTCGTCCAAGTGCGTAGCAGCCGGGTCGATGAAGAACCGGTCCGGGCTGATCCGGTACACCCGGGGCAGGTACGGATCCTCGGTCAGGCTCGTCACATAGCCCTTACGCGGCTCGTTCACGGTCAGCGCCACCCCGTAGGCCAGCAGCATGTCCGTCGCAATCCGCTCAAGGGTATTACGAAGCCCGACCATCTTGCACCACCGGTTGATTCCGATCTGCAACACCCCGGCAGCCTCCGACTGGCTGACCGGCCTCGCGCTCTTCACGCGCACCGTCGGGTTGTCATGCACGATCCGGGGCAGCAACAGGGCGATGTACTCAAGGATGAAGTTCTCCGGGTCGTCCATCTGCTCCCGCGACTCGCGGTAGGACGGCCCGTGGAAACGCTCGATCAGGCTCTTCCACTCCACAAGATGAGTGTCGCGGAACGATTCCGCGCTCTCGATCTCGCGCACCAGAGAAGCCAGATCGAACTTCATCATCGCTTCTTCCCCTTCGGGCCGCCCTTGCCGCCACCCTTGCCGCCGCCGTAACCGCCACCCTTAGCACCGTCACGGCCACCGTTCTTGCCACGGCGGCTCGACGCGCATCCACCACTCTTCTTGCCGTACATCACGACTTCCTCCTGCCCTTCACGGGCGCAAACTCTCTGGACTCCTCCACATGCTCACGCGGCATGAGGAGTTTCAACTGGTCAAGCACCGCATCGCGTTCGGAGCCAGCGACCTCGTACGTCATGCCGCTCGCCCACACGACCAAGCGGTCACCACGGTCGTAGATGCGGTCGATCGCATCCACGGGAAAGTAGTTGGCTCCTACGCGGACGATCATCACTTCTTCCGGGGCTTCATCGCTGCGACCTTCATGCCCGAAGCGGTCTTGGCAGTCGCAACCTTGCCAGCCATCTTCTTCACGTCAACATTCGTCTTCTTCTTCATCGCATTCCTTGCGCCGATTCCGTCGGCTTGCGGTCGCCCGTCTTGGGCCGAATCACTCTACAAACGCCACGCCACGGCCCAGTGCCGCAGCATGGATTTAGTTCGCCTCCGTGAACGTCGCGATCAGCCGCATCCCATCGTGCTTGGTGTCGGCCATCGTCAACTTCATCCACATGGCACCCTGAGGCTTCGGCGGCTTCCCGGTCTCGACGTGCCAGCCACCCCAGCCGTCGTTCCACTCCTGCTTGTAGGAGGGCGTCCGAACATGGTGCTGCTCCGTCAGGCCAATCCGGTAGTCACCCTTGGCGGTGACCAATCGCTCCCTCATCAACTTGACGTGCCAGTGATCGTGCGTGTGGCCGCTCACCACCACGTCGGCGTCAGGCAGCCACGACGCCATCCGCCGGGTCGTCAACACCCCGTGGCTCATCGGGCCACCACCCCCACTGCCGTGGAACCAACGTAGCCGGAGGTTCACCTCCGTCGTACCCCACACCCGCGCACGGAACACCACCCACCCGCCGTACCCGCTCGCCATCACGGGGATGCCGCTGATCTGCGACATGGCACCGCACAGGCGCTCCGTCAGGTCCACCTCATGGCGCTTGGTGATCGCTGTCTCATGGTTGCCACGCCCGATGCACGCGAACTGCTTCGCATACGGCGCGTAGAACCGCGCAGCGTCACGCACGATCGCATCGAGGTAGTCCGGGGCGAGCGCATATTCATCTCTGATCTCGCCTTTTGAACTTCTAGGATCCCAACGCCCACCCATGCAGTCGAACAGGTCACCACAGTCCAGCACCGTCGCGTTGCGCTCGACGGCCTGCTCAAGGTGCTTGCGCTCCAATTCCCAGTCCGCGTGGGTCGAGTCATGGTGACGGTCGCTCGACAACAACACCCAATGCTCAAACTCCGACGGGCGAACGCCTTCAATCTCCACGACGTGGATGTTCCGGGTCTTGTGGTGGACCTTCCAGTCGTGGGGCATCGTCAAATCTTTCGCATCTCGCGGATGATCATGCAGATCATCAGCAACTGGAAACCGATGATCGCCAGCACCGCAGCGATCACCGCTTGCTCCGCTTCTTCTTCACGGGCGATCGCTTCGCAGCCTTGGCTTCCCGCGTCCAGCGGGCAGCGATCTTCGGATGATTCGCGTACATGAACCGGCGCTGGCGATCGCTCTTGAACGGCACGTCAGCACCCCCACCTTCGACGGGCAGCCTTGCCACGCTCGCCGGTCCACGAACGACTGCGGGCGCAGAACGACTTGTGGCGCGGGTTGTCCTTGTCCTTCGTCGGTGCCTTGAGGTTGCTACCCGTCGCACGGTTGTGCTTGGCGCGGCCCTTCGCCGTCAACCCGGCACCACGCGACGCGGGCAACTTCTCGCCGCGACCGACACTCAACTTGACCGACTTCTTCGCCATGCACACCACCGTACCGTCACCACTCGCGCATCACGTCGTCGTGACGCAAGATTGACCCCAAAGTGTCCGGGCTGTACTGCGGCTCGTCCTCGACCGGACCACCCACCTCCGCGCACAGCATCAACGCCCCGGCCAGCGCAATCACGCGGTCACCGTGCGCCTCACGCGCACCGCTGGTCTCGTCACGGCGAGACCCGGCCTCGATGCTCCCGTCGTCGAGGATGACGTACTCCAGCATCTCGTCGAGCGAGTCCATGCTGGGGATCTCCACCTCGCCCTGCGCGATCGCACGGCTCAAGTCCCCCAGCAGCGCACGCTTGGCACGCTTGGTGCTGGTCCACCCCACACGCCGCGTGGCTCGCTCGCTGGTCGTCCCCGTCTGCCGCTGGCGGTAGATCGCGGGGTACTGCGCCCGGTCGAAGTCGTGCTGCAACGCCGCGCCCGGGCCGTTGGTCTCCCACCCCACCAGCGTGGCCCGCTTGCCCCGCCACACCCGGCGCATGGCGTTCGCCACCTCCAGCGCGAGGTCGTACGTCGCGATGTTGGGGTCCACGAACTCCGCCACCACCCGGCGAGCCAGCGCGTCCATGACGCAGACGGCGCTGTTGGCGCTGCCCGTGCCGTGCGACGGGTCGATGAAGGCGACGTACTCCGCCGTGCGCGACGGCTCTCCCCACACGCGCCACCGGCCCTGCGGCTCCGGCACCAGCCGATCGCGGCGGACCTCGCACCGTCGCGGCTCCGCCCCGTGCTTGTCGCGGTGCGCGGTGACGATGTGCGACGGAAAGAACGCAGCCCCGCTGCCGACGCTCTCCGCGAAGACGTTCTGCGCGAGGTCAACCCGGTCACGGCGGCGCACCTGCTCCGCCAGCCACGGGGTCCACACGAACGGCGACCCGGCGAACCCGGTGACGGACCCGTCGTCGTCGATGCGGTGCTGCGACCCGGCTCCCTTCTCCGGGTGGTCGTGGTACATCAACTCGACCAGCCGTGGCTCGCCCCGCGTTCGTGCCGTGCTGACCAGACGCGAGTACTCGCTGCCCGCGCCGATGGGCGTGCTGTTGGCGACGCGGCAGGACGTGCAGTCGGCTGCGGAGCGCCACGCTGCGGCTGCGTTGTCGAGGGCGGCGAACTCGTCGAAGAGGACGAACGTGCGGCGACCACCGCGCCCGATGTGTTCGGTGCTGGCTTGGCCGGTGATCGTGGCCCCGCTGGTCGGGTGGCGCAGCACCATGTGCTGGCGGAACTGCCCGCCCTTGGCGAGCGCGTCCGGGGCGCAGGGCAGCAGCCACGTCGGCTGCGACTCCAGCAGGTAGTCGAGTTTCCAGAAGAGCGAGTCGGGGTCGCCGCTGCGATCGACGAGATCCTCGACGCGGCTGACCAGCAGCGACTGCCAGCCCTTGAACATCCAGCCCCACACGGCGATCGCGGAGACCAGCCACGATGCTCCCATGTCGCGGGACTTGCGGATCACCACGTCGCGGCCAGCCTCGATGCCCTCGATCACCTCGCGGGCTGCGCGGCGTTGGCAAGGCCACAGCATGAACGGGACGTGGGGCTGGCGCACCGGGCGCTCGCGCCCATCGTCGCCGACTTCCTTGACGCGGAAGGTCCACGCGGTGGCGTCGCACCACGCGGCGAAGTCGCTGGCGAAGGCGGCCCGCAGGTGCGGTCGCTCGTCCGCCGTCGCTTTCAGGATGCGCTGCCGGAACTGAACGATGGCGAGCGGGTCAGTCACGCCGCTGCCCTGCGGTCAGCGCCCACACGACGGCGAGCGCGACGGCGAAGGCTGCGGCCTCGCTCACTCGTCGCCCTCCGGCTTGGCCTCGATGGCTGGCAGCGGGGCGGGCAGCATGGCGGCGCTCCATTCGGCGAGCATCATCGCGCCCCGGCTGGCCTCGCCGTTCTCGATCGCGATCGGCCCGCCGTTGGCCCCGGTGTGTTCGACGCTGGACCGCTCGCGGTAGACCGACGGGCGCAGCCCCTTGAGCCGGAACATCAGGATCTGCGCGGCGCTGCTGTTCAACTCTCGCTCGCCGTTTACAACGGCGTCGGCGATGGCCTCCAACCGCCTCGCGGTCAGCGGCTCCAGCGCATCCCAAGCAGCGCGGAACTTGGCGTCGTTCGCGTACCACTTGCACGGCGTGAACTCCGCCACGCCAGCCTCGCGAGCAGCAGCGGTGACACCCAGCGATGGCAGCGCGGCGAGGAAGGCGAGTTTCCTCGACTCGATCTCGCCAGCCTCCTCAAGGCTTGGCCCGCCCCTCTTCGTTCGTTGCGGTAGTGCCATGCTGCCCCGCATTGCACAGCCCCGATTCCCTGATCATCTGTAGCCTCGCGAAAAAATCTTCAGAATCTGCCCTCTACCCCCTTGACCGTGCAGTACCGTGCATTACTGTGTGTGCATCGATCACCTGCT